ACAGTCTTCTTTAATAAGCGGGCAGAAGTTTGAAGGCTTAAGCTGCATGATTAATCCTTCTGAGCAATGATGAGATCGATGTACTTAACAGCCATGTCGATAGCTCCAGAGAATGTATGAGAATGAGAACCGCCACTAAAGGTATGCGTGTGACTTCCACCGCCGCCGTTGTAACTGGCAACACCTAAACTTGGAGCAACAGATGTTCCTCTTAGAACATAATTGTTGTTGCCGGTAGTATAACCTGTAAAACTAACATCAACGTAATTAGCGTTGCTCAAAGCGGCAGAATCTGTTGGGCCGGGAGATGCAACGTAGTGGGTATGAGATGGGATTTGCGAAGTACTGAGTGTCGTATCTCCTACTGTACCAGTAACTCCTTGAGAACTGGTAGAACCAGAGAAACTTTTATTAGCAAAGGCAGTACTGAAGTCAACTGTACCACCAGAACTTACTGAGCCACTAACGACACGCAGAGCTTTATCATTCTGAGTTGTATCTTTTGTCCAACCTGTCGGCGCTGCTGTCTGCTGGAACAGCATACGTGTGCCAGATGGTATAGTAGAACTCAGACTGTTTGTAACATAGGTTTGAGTAGCAAGTGTTTGCCCTTCTACAGCAATGACACCAGCAGATACTCTAGAAATTGTTGTATCTGAAGCATGACCAAGTTCAATAGCGCCTGTCGTAACAAGACTACCAGATGAGTCAACGGATACTCTTAGAGTACCACCAGTGCTAATGCCTACTGTATCCGCTGCCGGGAAATAGATACCTGTATTCGTATCACCTGTTACCGTAATAGAGGGTGCAGTGGAAGAACCAGCCGGAACTGTTACTACTCCAGTAAAGGTAGGGGAAGAAGAGATTTCACCTTCGACATAAGTTGCAATCTGAGCACCAGTAACCTTCTTACTGGTCCCACTCTCATTAACTTCAAACTGCTGTGTACCGGATACCGATGCAGCGGAAGTTAGATCTGAGATTTTTATGTTAGCCATAAGTTAGTAAATCCTCTTCCAAGCATCATTCATGAACCTGTAAATACTAATCGGTGTAACCCAGACACCTTCTTTATTAACAGAGGGAGATCCAATCTTCCAATTAGTTAGATACTTAACGAATAGTTCAGAGTTAAATGGTATATACGTATCAGTAGCAACGAGAGAACCAACAGCATTATTCTCACTTATGTTTTCTGTAATTCGGGTATCACCAGATTCGGTTACTCTGGTATCTCCTGCTTCTGTTAACCTTTCAAATGGTACAAGAATAGATTCGAATTTAGCATTAAGAATTGCCATATTAAATCTTTCTTAAGCTATAGCTAAATCTATATCGTTGATAGCAAACTCAAGAGTATCTCCATCGTTAACTGTCTTACTTGCTGTTAGCGCACCATGCCACAGAAGATTATCAGAAGAATCAAGGATACCAATATGAGTGATTAAACCCCAGCTACCTCCAGAAGCTGTAAATGAAACGGTATTCGTATTGCTCGTTGTACCACCGGGAGAACTAGCAGCAGCAAATGTTACAGACTGGCGAGAATAGTTAAAGCCTGAGACTTCAGTACCACCACCTGAATCAGACGGAGGAGCAGTATACAATGCTACATTCCAAGCAGTCGGGCGAGTAACACTCTCCGTTGTCATTAACCAGTCAAGAATAAGTTTCTCAGAGTAATCTGATAGTGCAGCCATAATGTTTTACCCTATGAAGAAACTTTAAACCAGACATCTCCGTCTTCCCCACCGGAGGGAGAAGCTGTACTAATTGTTACCCGATTGAACAAAGCAAAGATGTCTACACCGTTAACGTACAATCCATCAGCATTCATAATCGAGTTACCATTCATGTCTAAGTCTGCATTCATGGCATTCGGAGTAGATCCATCGAGGGAGAGTGTATTCTCAAATCCATTCCTAAGATTATTAAAGTTATCGTTTATGGTATCAGTTGCCTGATAGCCCGTACTAACTGTACTAATATTAGGTTTCTTAGCCATTAGACAGGCGTAATAGGTGTAACAGCAGCGGCAGCGGCGGCTGCGGCCACAGAGCGTTCCCAAGAAACTGTCTCCGAGAGAAGCTGACCAAGGATAGCCTTTGCATAGTTCTCAGCTGTCTCTTCCGGTGTTGCGGGACGCGATACCCAAGACTGCACGGAGAGCGTCGGGCGGTCGGCTTCCGTCTGGTCTTCACTAGGCGACCACGAAGCATCAGGGATTTCGCTCTGGATGTTCTCAGTTACGGTGCCGTAAGGAGATGCCATGAGATAGCCCATGATGCGGGGCGCATCACTGTCAGCAATCTGAAGGTCTTCTTGTAGGTCCAGCGTGGGACCAGTAACGCCAAAGAAAAGGGTTGCCATTATTCTGTCTCCTGCGGTTCGGTTTTATTAGCTTCAGCCACTGCGGCTTCCAGCTTGGTGAGAAGGCTTGCAGCCAGCTTCACGGACTGAAGTCCGGTAGCCTTAACGCCAGCATCAAGCAGCCCTGCGAGGGCCTGTAGTTCTTCTTGTGTCAGTTCAATCGTGATCAATGTAATATCCTTTTATGATGCGGTTGTAACGGCTGTCCAAGCGGTCGCGCCGTCCGTGTTGACATACATGCGGTCATTAGTTGTTGTACCGTCACTGCGCAGATACAAAGACCCCTTAGCGGCTGACAGCGTAGGCGCACCACTTCCAAAAAAGACGCCCATATTTGTGATGTTTGAACTGAAGGTAAGACCACGCCCTGCGGTTCCGCCAGCGGGAAGAGTTGTGGCGTAGCAAGCATTAAGAGAGCCATTGGTGTCGATCTGAGCAACGCCTGTTGCCGAATTGTTGCGGAATATTACGCCAGTACCCGCGCTAACCGCTTGTACGGATGCTGTTAAAATCTTGCCGCCCAAATAAATATCACGCGGCCTGTTCGCGCCCGATGCGCCGATGTCGTAGGTGTTGTCGGTATTGGTAAGGAAGTGACCGGATGAGTTTATATACCAGCGGTCATTTCCAGCCGTGTTAAACTGGATATATGAAGAGCCAGAGTACAGTGCCAGAGGACGGGTTACGCCTGTTCCCGCTGCCTCAGACGTAATGGTGGCGGGACCACTAGCCGGAAAGGAAAACCTAAGACGCTCATAGTTGCTTGCGTCTGTGTACGTTCCGTACAGATTAAACGCCTGCGCCGCCGTACCATTCCGCAGCGCAAGGGTGTTGGCGGCATCGCGGTTAAGAATAACATCTAGCGATGCGCCAAAATACAACTGACCACTATTGGTGTTAATCAGGACGTTCGCGCCTACAGCCACTCCGCTATTCGCTGTAATAACTCCAGAGAAAGTCGCCGATCCCGCGCTATTAATCGTCAGCGCCGTGGCCAGAGCATTCTGCGCCGAGCCAGACGAACCAGCCGGGGCGACTTGGAAGATGATGCTGCCGCCAGCAGCGTTACCTGTACCCTGAGAGCCAGTGATGGTGAGGTTCGCGCCAGCGGTGTTTGTGGTGCCAGCGACAACCGACTGCACGGAGAGCGTCTGGGCTACGGGTGCGGCAGCGTCAACAGCGCCGAAGCGGAGGTTGGCTGCGGCGCGGCGGGTGAGGAAGGTGTCAGACCAATCAAAAGCCCCAAACGACGTCAACCTAAAAGCCGTGGCTGCCGTAATGGTGTTAATTCTAAGAGCGTTAGAACCAATGTTAATTCCGTTATCCGCAAATGGGAGAATGTCTCCGCGAACATTAGTTATGCCCGCCTTACTCACCTTAAACTGGCTCACAGTTCCCACCTGCAAGTCCATCAGCAGCGAGGCGGAGCCAGTGTCGTTGTCCGTGGCGTTCATCTTGATGGATGTGTAAGGGCCACCACCGGAAGCCCATGTGTCAGCTAGGTCGTAAATATAGCTCATCGTTATACCCTCGTCTCAATAATCTGGTTGAATCGGTCTAGAATATTAGCATCAAATCTATCTGAAATTGCCAGTGCAGAAACCAATCCATTAAAATAATAAGACCCATCAGGAGCCTGAAGACCGGAATAAGTAGCCGGGGATGTTCTACCTCTTATCGCACCGGAAGGATGGTATAGACCACCGTAAGTACTAATGCTTACTCCGGTAACATCGACTACGTTCATAGAGCCATCAGCGGCGTAAAGACCAACATAAGCTGTACCGGAGACAAGATTAATACGTAAGGCACCAGAAGCAGAATATCTTCCAGTCCCTGTCGTATCTGAAAGAGCTACGTTTAAAGCTCCTGTACTTGTATAAAGAGGCATCGGCTACCCTTAATTGGAGACACAGATAAAGAAGAAAGACAAAAGAAAAGACTTAAACCCTACCTTAGGTATATCTTTTAGTTAAAGACCTTTAGGGTAGAACTCATAAAAGATTATCTACTCAGGTTACTATCTAATAGTTTAACTAGAGTTTAATAATCAATTAGGATAGATACCTTAACTCTATCCCCCGGGTTTAACAATATGTATCATTATAACATATCCCCGCCCCCGGAGTCAATACCCTTTCTCTATTATTACAGAAATTTAATAATATATTTATCTTGACAGGGTACTCTAATAGTAAGTCCGATTGTCTAGAATTTCTTCTAGAAAATTTCATGGTGTGATCTAGGAATATAATCCTATCTTAAACCCCCGGGGTAGGAGGGTAGTCCTATGGTTAGGCAGGGATTCCTAGTGGTAGGGGCTTTAGGATTAATCTGATAGGAATCTTTTCCTATGCTAGGACTTTATTCCCAAGGGGAAGCCCTAGGAATATATTCCCATGGTAGGAATGGAATACTATATGTAGTACACTAGGAATAAACAGACACTAGGGATAGAGTCCTATCGTGTTACAAAGGGAATACTATCCT